TACACATACCCCAATAAATCACCATATTTTTCAATCTTAATTGTAGAAAATGAATTTTGTGGAGCATCTTTAAGATAAGGTGAATTAATAATCTTCAAAGGTTCGACCCCTTGTGAAAAATTAGAATGTCTCTTGTAGGATGAATTAAAAAAAGATATTTCGGGATCTCCGACTAAATGAACATCCTGTGCTCCGAGTGCGAGAAGACGATGAATTCCAGTTCCACTTGTCATTCTTTAACTATTAATCATATTTTTTATTTAAATATTTAACATGATTGATAGTTATTTTTAGATTTGTGTGTATTACATTTATGGTAAGATGAGTGCTGAATTTTGGCACGCAATATCAAAAACCAAAAAATTATTTCCGGCGACGGATGCATTGGGAATAGTATTACCCGTGTGATCACGGAGACTGACCGTGAGACGATCGAGTCGTCTTATTGGGGTTGAATAGGTATGTTCAATTGGGTAGTGATTTTTGAAAGTAATCAATTGATCACTTCCCGTGTGTGTCGTGGCTTCAGAAATGAGACTGGCAAATGATCGATTAACCTTTGAAATGGCACCTTGTGCATTTAAATCTTGTTTTGTCCGTTCACTAAATATAGTATCTAATTCATCGACAGACACATAACAGTGTTGGACGGCATCTGTGGTGTGCACGTGGGCGGCCAATAGTTTCGCCTGAAGGACATTTTTAAGAGGTTCATTGAGATACACTGTAAAAGTATTAGCATTTGTTTGTCCAATCGTATCGACTGTAATCGTATGACGATCGACGGCGATGCTACTCATTATACTATATGGTTCTTTTTATTTTTTTAGATAAGTGGCTCACCGATGCCGCCAACCAATTCATAATCGGCTTGATCGACAACAATTTTTTGGATGCCACACGCACCACCTGGGGTCAAGTTCTTGGTGTAGTAATCTCCGTTCTCACCTCCTGGAACACACTTGAGATCGTAGGCACCCCCGAAAATCGAGTCGGTATTTTTGGCGTTGATGGATATTTCACGGAGCGCATACTTGGAGGTGCCCTTGAACATTTGCAAAAGGACAACGATGGCAAATATGGCAACAATCCACTTAAGCATTTGTTGTGTGGTACGATTCATACCCTTCATTCTGTATATCTTGAACGAAGAAAAAAAGTGAGTTAAAAAGGAAAACTTATTTTAAGTCATAAGAGTATAATGGATGAAATTTTCATAGATAGGGGAGGACCCACAACCATGAATCTCGATGAAGATGAACAGCGTCTCTTGGAGGAGATACAAGTTCGTCGGGAACCAAAAATGAAACAAGTTCGTCGTCCTGGCTCGAACAAATTTAGACCACCACCACAGCGTCGTGAGTTTGACGATGCTCCAGAAGACATAGATGCTTTCATGAATCCAACAAAGCAACAGCCACAGGCTCGCCCTCCACCTCAGCGCGAGGAAGAGGAAGATGATATGGACGATGGGTATGATGAAGACGATTACGGCGGCGGCGGCGGCGGCGGTGGTGGATACGGTGAAGAAGAAGCCCAGGAGAAGCCATCGAATGGATTTTTCAGTTTAGATGATGAAAAGGCTGATCTTTTGAATAAATTAACCCGCCTGGAAAAGAAGGGATTTAACATAAACAAACGGTTAAATGCCTATTCGGATATTCAGGAGATGCGATCAGAATACAAGCGTATCATGTATAGTATAGAAGTTGAACAATCCATCAAATTTTCACGCCGAATGTTGGTTGCGTGTACGACTGGGTTGGAATTCTTGAATCGCAGATACAATCCATTTGAACTACAATTGGAAGGTTGGTCGGAGAGCATTATGGAAAATGTTGATGACTATGATGGCGTCTTTGAAGAACTTTATGCAAAATACAGGACGAAGATGCATATGGCACCAGAAGTCAAATTGATCATGATGTTGGGTGGTTCCGCGATGATGTTCCACTTGACCAATAGTATGTTCAAGGCGGCCATTCCAAATATGAATGATGTCTTGAAGCAAAACCCAGGATTGGTTCAGAATATGATGAGCGCCGTCAAAAACACAGTTCCACGAGGGCAACAAGAACAACAGGAGGGAGGCGAATATGAAATGGCTGGACCAGGCATTGATTTGTCGCAATTGATGGGTGGATTTTCTATGCCACCTCCACAACCCGTGAGTTCTACTGTGATCAGCAAACCAGATGTTCCAGAACAGGATGATGATGAAGTCTCGGACATTGTATCGGTCGGTGATGGTTCAGAGGCGGACTCACAAGTTAAGCAAGTTCAAGTATCGGCACCAAAAGCAAAAAGAGGAAGGAAGTCAAAGAAGAATGAAATAAATCTCTGAGTATATAAATGTTAAGTTATGCCCCTTTGTATGAGGAGGAGGCTGAAGTAGGAACGGTGGCGCAACCACAGAAAACACCACCTTCCCTTCCCCTTGAAAAAACGACTAATAAAAAAAAAGGTGGTTTCTGCGAAGAAACCGAATGTAATTTAATAGTCATGATGTTCGTCATTGGCGTGGTTATGTTGGCCGTATTGGACTCCACGCGTAAGTAAATTCATCATTTCACCAATTTTAAAGAATTGTTAAAATGATTAGACAGTGGTAGAAATGGCCATAATATAGCACAATGCGTAGTATGGAGGGCGGTTTTCATGGGAACCGGTATTACCAGTATTATTAGTTTGACCAGCAACGGTGGTTGTCACGCTGAAACTGTGGGTGTGATTACCAGCGGATGTCGTATCTCTTTGTGATTCCTGATACCACATCGAAAATCTATTGCCACTTACCTTAGGGGTGCCTCCCAAATAAGCCGCTTGATGTGTATGAGCACCAGCGGTTGCTGTATTGCCAGCAACAGTAGCGTTTACACTGAATGCGTGACGATGAGATGGTATTTGATTTGCATCTAATGTCACAGTAGTTGCGCCACCTGTTGCGTTAACCGCATAACCTGATCCAGCGCCTACAATGAACCGATCTTGTAGATTAGGCGTGCCGTTTCCACCGTTGCAAAGAGCAAATCCACTAGGTATCGCCGTGCTTGCACCAGACCATAGAATAATACCTCCAATTGGAATAGTTCTCACCTTCACCTCATTCCAGTAATATTCACCATTCACATTAAAATCTCCTTCGGTGTGTAAATTGTAGTTTTTAACTGCGGATGTCCCAACAGTGACATTACTAGTTGAATGCATTTTCATTTTTATAACGTTGTTTAATCGGAATTCAACTGCTTGTCCAGTAGGAGTATTTAATATAGTTAAACCACTAGCGTTTTGACTAAGTGCGAAGTTAGTATTTGTGTTATGATCATAGTGTGCAAAAGTAGCCACATCAGATGAACCGTTATAACCGACAGCCGCGCGACCTAGGTAAGAAGTCGTGTCTGTATTTTCACCCGCACGAATTCTGGTGCTTGAACGAATATCACCGATAACATCGAGGGGAAACACTGGTGTCGTATTGAATATACCCACGTTTCCGTTGCTGGCCACACGCATTTGTTCGGCATCATTGATCTTTAATAGAATAGCTTGACCAGTTGAAGCATTCACCTGAGTGAGACCAGAAGTATTCTGAGACAATGCATGATTAGCACTACTGTTTCTATCGTAATGTGCAAATGTAGCCCAATCAGATGAGCCGTTATAACCGACAGCCGCACGACCTATGTAAGAAGTCGAGTCTGTATTTTCACCCGCACGAATTCTGGTGGTCGAACGAATATCACCGACAACATCAAGGGGGTGCATTGGATTTATTGATGCTATACCCACATTTCCGTTGCTGTGTAGGCGCATCTTTTCAACATCATTCACTCTAAATATGGTGGCTTGTCCAGATGAAGAGTTCAACCAGGTTTCACCCGCGGATGTTTGTCCCAATGCGTAATTAACACCACTGTTTCTATCGATATGTGCAAAAGTGGCGACATCAGAGTCGGATGTGTTGTATCCGATCGTTGCGCGTCCAATGTTAGATGCCGCATCTGTATTTCTACCGACGTCCATTCTACTCGCAACCCCGAGCAAACCGGCGACCCATAAGTTATAGTTTTGAGTGATAACTGTACCTACGGTGACATTACCAGTCGAATGCATTCGCATTTTAGTTGAGTTTCCAAGACGGAAATCAATAAGTTCCGTCGCTCTCGCATTTATGAGCGTGGCACCAGATGAGTTGTGACCTATTGCGTAATCGTTAACAGTGTTTCTATCGTGATGTGCAAAAGTGGCAAAATCCGCAGAACCAGCATAGCCTACCGCAGCGCGACCAATATATGACGTAACATCTTCATTTTTTGCTATCCACGCCGTATTTGTCACTGTCATGGATCCATACACATTCATAGTGAAATTGTTAGCCATATCTGGAACCAAATCAACCGAATATGGAGATGCGAGCGTATGACCAAGCATAAATGTTTTCTCATCTTCTCTGTAGCCCATACCAACATTTGCTTGTCCTCCTCTAAAAAATACAATACCTAAATCCAATGTACCAAAGTTATTATTATTACCGAACAACACAATACTGTCATTCACAATCGAGTTATTTGATGTAATGGTTGCGAAATCACCAGTCACCAAAAGGTTACCACTTATTTGAATATTCCCAGTGGCTGTTAAGGTTATACAATCGTTGGTGATGACTTCATTATTTGGTGTGTAGGACATAATTGTTGAAAATTGTCTTTGAATTTGATCATGTGTCACTGGAGATACAAAAAATCCACCTGATTGAGAAGATCTCATAGTATTACCAGTTGCATTCAAAACGATGCTGTAACTGTGCGCGGCGTTGGCATTTTCGCCTATGGATATGGAATTTAATCCAGATGATAAATATCCAGCGCTCTTACCAATGGCGATTGAATTTGTTCCTTGTAATGAATATCCAGCATATGTTCCTATAGCCACTGCATTTGCCCCTTGAGTTATGTATCCAGATTCTTGACCAATCGCCACCCCACTTCTTGTTTGATTGGAATACCCTGATCGGTATCCCAATGCGACTGAATATGCGCCTTGTCTTGAATATCCAGATTCAACACCAATTGCTACTGTTTGATCTCCTTGTGATGTGTATCCCGATTTATAGCCAACCGCGAAAGCATTCTGTGATTGAAGGGAATAACCAGCGTAAATACCTATGGCGGTGGCATTTGAACCTTGATTAATTTTACCCGCTTCTGTGCCAATCGCAATGCCTCCCGTTTGATTTGAATACCCTGATTGGTGTCCTATGGCAATTGATTTATCATCTTGTATCGAATATCCAGACTGAACACCGATGGCTATCGCTTGCTTTCCTTGTGAAGTATACCCCGATTGGAAACCAACTGCGAAAGCATTCTCTTGTTGTTCGGAATATCCAGAGTAAATACCGATGGCTGTAGCGTTTGAACGTTGATTTAATTTACCCGCTTCTGTGCCAATCGCAATGCCTCCCGTTTGATTTGAATACCCCGATCGGTATCCGATGGCAATGGATTGATTATTTTGTATGGAATAACCAGCTTCAACACCGATAGCCACGGTATTATTTCCTTGTGAAGTATAACCAGCTTCAACACCGATAGCCAAGGCATTCTTTCCTTGCGAAGTATACCCCGATTGGAAACCAACTGCGAAAGCATTATCTTGTTGATCGGAGTATCCAGACATCGGACCAATCGCAATGCCCCCCATTTGATTTGAATATCCAGATTGGAAACCAACGGCGATGGAATAATCCCCTTGTAATGAATATCCAGATTCGGTGCCAATAGCCAAAGCATTTGACTTCTGTGATGTCAAACCTGAGTTGTATCCTATAGATATTGACTTATGTAATTGTTGTGTGTATCCAGATTGGAAGCCAACGGCAATGGAATAATCACCTTGTCTATCAAATGATGATTGATGACCTATACCTATTGAATTTGAACCTTGTGCATTAGAACCCGCTTCGGAACCAAAAGCGAGAGAATAAATGCCTTGATTGTTCATGCCGGACTGGAACCCAATGGCGATGGCATTCGCTCCTTGTGAATTAAAACCGGATTGCTTACCTATCGCATACGCCGCCATTCCTTGTGAATTCACACCTGCTTGGAAACCAATCGCGTAAGCATCTATCCCTTGTGAAGTCATACCCGCTTGTTCACCCAACGCGAAAGCATTAGCACCTTGACTCGTCATACCTGATTGAATACCTATAGCCACCGCTGTTTCACCTTGATTCGTCATACCAGATTGAATACCTATGGCGACGGCATTCATTGACTGAGAGGTCATCCCCGCTTGATGACCTATCGCCACCGATGACGTACCTTGGGATGTATAACCAGCGCGCATACCTATAGCCACAGCATTTGCACCTTGATTATCATAGCCAGACTCAGTCCCAAAAGCAAACGCAAACGCACCTTGCTTGGAATATCCCGCATTCAAACCAACCGCCAGAGATTCCGTCCCTTGAGAAGTGTAGCCAGCGTAATGACCGAGAGCGTGTGCGTTAATGCCCTGCGAATTCCACCCTGCGTAATGACCCACGGCAAAAGCAGAAACATTCTGGCTGGTACGACCTGCTTCGGTTCCTATGGCCAAGGTATTCACATTTTGATTGAATTGACCAGCGCGACTACCGATAGCAATTGCATATGTATCTTGATTGCTCAGACCTGCGTACACACCCAATGCAATGGCATCCTCTCCTTGAAACCAATAACCCGCTCGGAGACCCAAAGCGAATGCGTTCGTTCCTTGATTATCATAACCAGCCTCCGAACCCAAGGCAATACAGTTGGCTCCTTGTGTGTTAGAACCCGCAAAATTACCCACAGCCAATGAATAACTACCTTGAGTTCTGTCTCCGGCTCGGTATCCAATGGCAGTCGCACTCTGTCCTTGGTCATTTCTTCCAGCCAATGAACCAATCGCAGTAGCCCTAAACGATTGATTGCTGTAACCAGCATCTTCACCGATAGCCATGGCGTTTGATTCTTGATACCAAGAACCAGCGTTTGAACCAATTGCAGTTGAAAATACATTTTGGAAAGATAAACCGGCTCGGTAGCCTATAGCGATGGCGTGGGCATTTTGTGAATCATTACCAGCACCGAAACCGAGCGCCATTGCATAATTGCGTTGGAGGTGTTCACCCGATTGAATACCTATGGCGACAGAACTTTCTCCTTGGCCTTGATTACCTGCGCGCATACCGATAGCCACCGCTTGTTGATATTGGCCCAGTTGTCCGGCTTCGGTACCGATCGCAATTCTATTTGTGTTTGACAAACCATGAGAGTGGACAGGTCCATCTGTATCAATATGACCCAAACGAATAGATGAATCCCTAGGAGAAGTAATATACAAATCACCATCCATCTTAATATTACTCGCTAAAGAGATACATTCTGTAGGGTGTGTAAATCGGGCAATATTACTCGTTACATTACCATTATCTACAACCTTGCCCAATGTCACAGAGAGGTTATACAATTTACTACCATCAGCAATGATGTAGTTTGAAATAATATTACCAGTCGTAAACACAGTCGTCTCAGTCGAATCGTTCAGGTAAATATTGGAACCAATATCCATGGTGTGAATTGGAAATTCATTCGCGATACCAACATTGGACTCGGTGATCAGACTCACCGTATTTTCCACAAAACGAACGGTGTTTGCCGTTGTATTACCAATGTTAGTAACATAATTCAATGTCGAACAAATACTACATGTTGGAACGTTACTCAAATAACGACCATCACCCTTGAAATAATATGCAGAAACATTACCAGTCACTGTCAAAATACTTTCAACAGCAGCATCATCTTGAACATACAAGTTTGAACCGACATCCAAGGTGTGTTGGGGGTCAAGATTTGCTATACCAACATTGGAATATGTGACAAATGCAGTCGTGGCGTTGGCAAATTGAACAGTATTTGACGTGACATTACCAGCATTCACTGTAACTTCCAAATCACTTGTACTAATAACATTAGATACACCATTACCATCACCAATAAAGGCACTCGCAACAATAACACCACGAACAACAAAAACATTTGGAGCGTCATCTTGAATATATACATTGGAACCAACATCCAATGTGTGAATTGGATTAGCATTTGCAATACTACCTGGCCCGTATGCAACAAATGATTGTGCCGTATTTTGGAATTGAAGAACATTTGAAGTAAAGTTCGCTCTGTTCACGGCAGTCGTGAAAGATGTATTACTCGTAACGTTTTGAATGAGAGTACCATCACCAGCGAAATATGTCGCGGTTATATTCCCAGTCACCATGATGTTCCCAGTAGATATGATATTACCATTTACAACCAAGACATCATCAGAAGTATCATCAATATACAAATTAGAACCAACATCCAACGTGTGAATTGGAGACCCGTTGGATATACCAGCACGGACACCAGTTGAGTAGAAAGATAAATCTGGATTTAACATTCCAAGTGTGTAAGTCGACTCCGAACCAAGAACGGAGACACTTTCGAGATTGGCAGTCATAATAACATTTGTCAAATAACGACCATCACCAGTAAAATAATTAGCAACCACATTACCATGAACAGCCACAATGTTCGATGCCAAATCATCCACAGACAAATTTGAACCAACATCAAGAGTATTTTGCGGATTCACGTTTGCAATACCAACCTTCTCATATGTCACAAAGGCAACTTCTGGATCACGAAATTCGATAGTATCAATCATCACATTACCAACAATGTTAGCAGCCGCGAAAACAACAACGTTACTCAAATAACGACCATCACCATAATAATAGGTCGCAACCACATTACCTAAAACATTGATCACAGCATTCGACGCCTCATCGCTAATTGAAATATTTGAACCTATATCTAATGTATTCTGTGGAGCAACATTCGCAATACCGGCTTTAGAAAGAGTCACAAACGCAGTTGTCGCATTACTAAACTCACCAGTATATACAGCATTTGGATTCAAATTTGAAATAAAATAACCATCATCAGCGACTATACCACCACGAACAACCAAAACATTTGTCGTCGTCGTATCAATGGAAAGACTTGAACCAACATCCAATGCATTCACTGGACTCAAATTAGAAATACCAACATTTGAATATGTCGTTAAACTTGTATCAGCATTACTGAAAAGAACAGTTTGCGTGACATTACTCTCCCTAAATTGGACATTTGACATAAAACCAGCATCACCGTAATAATAACGAGCAGACACATTACCCTTAACGGCTATTGTGTTTGAACCAGTATCAGATACTGATACATTAGAACCGATATCCAATGTGTTTGCAGGATTCAAATTTGAAATACCAACTTTATGAGCGGTCACAAAACCAACGTCTATATCTTCGAAGCGAATAGTATCGGTAGTAACATTACCCACAAATACAGACATCTATACTATCATCATATAATATTTTAATTACAAAAACACACATTTACTAAACAGACTATTAGTCTGATCATCTACTGGGGTCATATTTTTCAATTTGGGAATGTTAAATCCACAATCTCTATACACCTTCGTGCGCTTATAATACATTGACTGAAGGATAGACCACTCATCTATGATGTCATAAATGTGGGGGTCGTTCTTCTTACCAGGAGTTTCACGAAGAATACGACCAACAGATTGTTTTATATCCGATTTAGGAGTAGCCAATATAACAGTATCCAAAGAAGGTATATCTAAACCTTCATGCGCCTGACTATATGTCGCAAATATAATCTGCTTTTCACTCGACGCATTCAAATCTATTTGCTTCATACCACCCATATATAATCCAGACCTCTTAGGAAAACGACTGTGGAAATATTCACAATGAAAACGACGATCACTCAATACTAAAAGTTTTCTACCTTCTTTGACAATCTTTTTTACCAATTCAAGTATCATTCTATTTCTCGCTGAATGTTCAACCAATTCTGTAATCATCAAAACCAATGACAATTTACCATTACGTAAAAGAGGTGGTGGGTTTTTATAGGTGGGGGAATCAAATTTAATTGGAAAAACATGAACCTGTCTTTGATTTTCCCTGAATGCTGAAAAAAATATAGGACCAATGAACCAATTCAAAACTTTGGTCAATCCATCCTTACGTTCTGGAGTTGCAGATAATCCAAAAATGTGCTTCGGACATATCTTGAATAAACTTTGAGAAAATACCTTGGCACAAATATGATGAGCCTCATCTACAATCACAGTACCTATACTATCAAAATCTGTCAGTTCATAATCCTTCGTTGCCAAGGACTGAAGCATTGTAATAACAAAATCACAATCAGTCTCTAATTTATTCTGTTGTACACGACCAATTGTAGCACCAGGACAAAACTCTTTTATCTTTTCTTCCCATTGATTTGCCAAAAACTCCTTATGAACAATAACCATAGTTCGGAAACCAAGGCGACACGCAATAGCAATGGATGTCACAGTCTTACCAAATCCACAATCAAGTGAAAGAACGCCGTGTCCAACCTCCAATGCCTTTTTCAATGCCTGATTTTGAAATGTTTCATCCCTCAATGTACCAGTAAATGTGACCAAAGGCGACATTCTCTGTGGTTCTGGGCGACGATCTTCATCGGGTTCGCCAAACTTTTCAATCCCAAAAAATCTTGGAATACATAAACCTTTCTTTGACTTTCGAAACACTTTAAAAGCAGGAGGTGGAAATCCAAAATCACCTTTGACAACTGCACGAACTGTTAATTCCTTTTTTAATTCTGAACTTTCATTCACAATGTAACCAGAACGAATAAGGGTAGTCATACTTATTTAAGAACCATATTCTTTATCTCTACCATTTTCGGATCCAAAATAATACCAGGTTTAGGAATCAAACATATCAAATCATTTGTAAAATGTTGTGCGCGGTGTATAAATGCAATCTGTGTTTTCTTGTCAATATATATACATTGTTTTGTATAATGTTTTTCAAAATCTAAAACTTTTTCATAAGTATCCCAACGATGCCAATTATCATAACGATACATCATTAAGTCGGCCTTGTTTTGTTCCAAGTGTTTATCCAATGTGGGACAAATCTTTGAAGGATACTCTGGTAAAAATATATATCTCTCCGTTTCGTTTTTATTTTTCAATAAATAATAATTTCCTTGGGGATGTTTAAATATATTTTTATGTTCAGGTTCAAAATTTTCATATATATAAAAAAGTTCATCAACTCGGAAACCACTATAAGGTGTATCTGTTAATGTTGCCCTACCACCATATATATTTAAATATGTCTCATCGCCATTTACTAAAACTTCATGTTTTTGTTTCGCATAACGAACAAATGTACACATTATCTTTTTCATATCAATATCAAATTCTGTAAAGGCACCAAAATCTTTTAATTTTAAAATAACCTTTTCTAATTTATTAAAATCATAGGGACATTCAAAAATAAATAATCCACCTGATTTCAAACGGGGCATATATCTTTCAATTTTTGATAGAGGGGGTTTTCCAATTAATGTATCAAAAAGTGAACCATCGTCCTTCAACTTCTTTATGTCCATTTATTCTTCATAGACTGTTTCCTTTAACACCCACGTCAATCCTGAATGTAAATCATCAACTTTCCAAGCACCTTTAAAATCTGCATCAAACAATACCCTATCTCCACGAACAAAAGAAGATACACCCTTGGAACCGCTCATTTTTGTCATAACTCGGTTGTATCTAAAAGGAACTTTTAAAGTCAAAATATTTCCATCAAGTGGATCAAATCTTTGTCTTGGATACTTGTCGTGAAATTGTTTAACTCGATCGGAAACCTGTGGGGGTATAAGAACTCGTATGTATTTCTTGTTATTGTAATCATAGAGAGGTTCGTAAATTTCTCCACTAAACTTCATGTACTAATACAAGGTATAAAAACTATAAACTCTAAAATAATATGAAGCCTTTCATTAAATGGGTTGGTGGTAAAACACAAATTTTGGAACAGGTATTAGAAACATTTCCACAAAGTATTACAAATTATCATGAAATATTTGTAGGAGGTGGAAGTGTTTTATTGGAAGTATTAGAACGTAAACTTGTGTCTGGGAAAGTTTTTGCATATGATTTGAACAAGTCTTTAATTGAATTGTACACAAATATACAAAATGATCATGAAAAAATATTTAATCATTTGAAAATTTTATATGAATCTTATGAACAATCAAAAGAAAAATATTATTATAGTGTGAGAGATGCATTTAACAAAGATATTGAAAATACCCCCGAACGTTCTGCAAAATTTATATTTTTAAACAAAATTGGATTTAGAGGATTATATAGAGAGGGACCAAATGGTTTCAATGTTCCATATGGACACTATAAGACGACACCGAAGATGATTACACTTGAAGAATTATCACAAGTAAGCACATTAATAAAAGATGTTGAATTTATACATTGTGATTTTAGAGAGGCGATAGGTCGCGTGAAAGATGGAGACTTCATGTATTTAGATCCACCGTATGCACCAGAAACAAAAACATCTTTTGTTGGATATACAAAAGATAAATTTGGATTAAAAGACCACGAAGATTTATTTCGTTATGTCAAAACTAAAAATGTTCATTTCACAATGAGTAATGCTAAAGTTGATTTAGTTATGAATAATTTTTCAGATTACAATATTATACTTGTAAAGGCCAGAAGGGCTATAAATTCTAAAAATCCAGAATCAACGACAACAGAAGTTATTGTTTCAACAATGAAACAACCACAATTAGAAATAGAAGTAGTATGAGTAGAGATGTGACTGTGAAAGGTTTCAAAGATTTCCGAGTTCCAAACACTTGATGACAAAAGTTCCTTCCGACTTCTATACCAGCCTCAATACTTGCATATGGAGTATTTCTTTCGGACATCATACCACACAAGGCGACATTTTTACATTCACCAAAAAATGGAAGTTGTCCTTGTGTGTTCAACACCCCAGAACTTTGGGACATCTTCCAACGCTTACCATCCCATTGTATTCCAGTCGCAACTCGTGAAGATTGTGGTTTTGGAAGTCCTAATTGTTGTATAATTGTAGTTTCTAATTTTTCCGGAGGAGTTGTAAGTATCTCTTCATTCAAATTACACATGACACATGAAATAGTTTTTCCATCAGGTAAGACAGATGCCAATATATTCCATGTGCTATTCATAGATGTTTGCACTTCGTTAGGTATTTTCATGTCCTTGTCGTAATCCAAAAGAACATGAAGACAGGTATAGGAACTGTATAATAATTTTGTAGATGCAAAGTCTCCCCAATTGTTTTGAACAAATATAGATGCGGGGAAATTATCTAAACAAAGCACAAGAAGATCACTCGTTATTATCTTTTCATCTGATAGTCGAGCAACAAATCCATCTTTAGAATATTTCAAATCTGTCAATTCAGTATTGAATACAAAAGTAGCACCCTTTTGAACGAGAGCATTTTGCATGGCGAGACCCATTTCTCTTCCAGATATTTTTTGTTCCCATTGAGAAGATAAACCAACTTGATTAAAAGATTCTACAAATTCAAATGCAGACATCACATCCCACCCAACGCCATCAATGCTATATGTTATATTTTCCAATATAATTTCACCCTTTTTAGATAATCCATGAATTGAATCCTTCAAAGATTTTCTTTTATATTCCTCAGGATTAGACAAAACTCGGAAGGACAATGAGGACAAAGCACCGTAGTCCCTCAAAGAAAAATTCTTAAAAAGAAATGGATACAAATCATTATTTTCTCTCTTCTTGAAATATGTTTCCCATTGCATACCCATTTCCTTGAATAAACTATTTGTATTTACAAAAGCCTGTTTGAACAACATCCGAGGTGCGTGTAAATCTCGTTTTTCACCTATGGGTTCGTGCCAGGAACCACCAGCACAATCCTTTCGGTCATAAATGAAAACTTGGTGGTCTGTATTATTGAGAATTTCCCAAGCTACAGAAAGACCTGTTGGACCAGCACCAACTATATGAATCTTCATTATATAATAGTCTAATATATTTTCTTTGAGTATTATATAATGAAATCCCGATATCAAAATGTCGCCAACAGTCCAAATATGACTAATGCGGAAAAGAAGAAACAAAAACAAGTGATGGATCGTTATTTGAGATCTATGAAACGAAACATTCAGAAAAGAAAGAAATTGGAAAAAGAGTTTACACTCACTTGGAATAATTTGAATAAGATTGTTAATAAAAAGCGCTAACTAGACAGGCATGCGTAGTCTAAGTCGATTCATCTTTTCTTGAAATTCACGCTTTTCACTTGGTGATGTGATGAGCGTTCCATTATTAAGACATTCAATTTCCGGGCCGGTCAATGTGATCGTATTAATTCGGAAATCTCTGAATGCCTCAATGGTGTGTGGAACCAAGGGTTCAATGATTTTGAAAATGGCGTGTGCGTATTCTCGAATTTCTTCTTGCGCGGTCTCGTGCATACGAAGTGTTAGATAGTGCAACAAATTGTGGAGATTAATCTTCCAGTAAAATTCGGTATACGTGGCTTGTGGAAGAACGCCTCTGGCTTGTTCTCGACAACATCCATTATCAATCAATTCATTGTAGACGTCGAAGGGGGTGTGTAATTGGTTCGATAATTTGTTGAGAAGTTCTGGACTTGCGTCGAATTCTCCTTCAGATCCTTGGTGATTGATGGTTGATTGTTTTCGAAGTTGAACGGGTTCGTACAATTCCTCGGGGACAACGGAATAACGGGCTGATAATTCGTTAACGGAGGCTGTTCGATGTCGAAAGTGCTGTCTCGCGATGTATATGGGCATTTTGATGTGAAATTTGAATTCCACCATTTCGAAAGGGGTCGTATGCCAGTGTCGGAGGAGGTATCTAATGAGACCTCGATCATCTCGTGTTGATTTAGTCCCGTCTCCGTATGATACCCGGGCTGCTTGGACGATGGCGGAATCCAAGTTTTCGGAAGGCATGTGATCAACGAGGCGTACAAATCCATGATCCAAGACGTCAACTTTCTCATTCATTTCCACTTTGAATTGACATTGTTTCAAATCTTTATCCAATGTCGTGAATGAGTTCATCAATGGATTTGTAGTATCTTTTAAGATCCTTCATAAATCTTTTATCCTTTTGTAGAGTTTCTACATCCTTTGTATTTTTAAAC